TCGGTTTCGCTGCTAAATTCCATTTGACATTCTGTCAAACGTTCAAAATTGTCAGCTGTTAGTTTCATTTGTTGCTCCCGTTCCGCAAAACATTCGTTTGCGTTAGGATTATTATGACCCTATCTACTGACGGCGCAATCGCTTTGTGGCGTGTCGTTTATAACGATTAGATAACGAATAAATCCTCAAAATGATCGATATGGTCATCAATCGTCCGATCCTGATAATCGGTTTCACGCCCCATAAGACCTTTTATTGTATCTAAAACTTCCGTCGTGGTTGACTGGAATGAGTTCAACTTGATGCCCTTGTTTGCCAAAACTTAAGACAACAAAGCCCATATTCCAATCGCCTGAAGCATATTTTAGATAACTGGCTTTATTTTTTTGATCCATTAGATGCCCCGCCTCAATGCCCCAAATCGTCGAATAACGGCCGTTTAAGCCAGTTTGGTGTCGAACTGCACCCTGACGATGACTGTGCCCGCAAACGACGTTTAAAGACCATTTCTTGGCCAAATTTAGCCCTGTAATGCCAGCATGCTTAGACATATTGCCTTCATCACCATGAGCTAAAAACCAATTTTTTTCAAACAAAAAACCGCGCCTGTGAAATTTGATGCCCAAACTAGAGAAATCCATAAAACGTTCATAGGTCAGCTCTGGCAAACCGATCAAGCTTGGAGCACCTTTTAATAATGTTGTATAAAGTCGATCTGTATGGTTTGATCTAACAATGTCAGTCGTTCCCAAGTCAAACAATATGTCTTGAGCTAATGCACGTTCTTCATGCAAGGTTTCGGCAAATTCTGTCTTGGTGCCCTTTACCCAACGTGACTGACTGGTAAAATCTAGCTCGTCACCAGTATTTAAAACAAAATCAAACTTTTCATGTTTACTCATGCGGATTAAATTACACACCGCTTTTGGATGGTGTAAAGGAATTTGCAGGTCTGGAACGATTAGGTAACGCCGATTAGCTTTAATCGTCATCCTCATCTGGAGTTGGAATAGTTGGGATTATTCCTTTGTCGCCTACGATCCAATCAGGCATTGATTCAGGATTATCCATTAAATAAAGCGCACACGATTCATTAAATCCAGCCTTGCGTGCAGCTCTAAACATTTCATGTTTTGCAATATAAAATTGATCTAGTTTTGATAATGGTTCAGGAGTGTGGCGAACTACTCTCCGATTAACCTTTTTGCGTGGTGTGCGTTTTCGTGTGTTCGCCATAGCAGAAATTATCGCTTACTAATTAAGACGAACAGATCATCAACACGCGCTTCAAGTCTAGTAATTTGATCCTTGATCGAACTTCCAGAATTTGGCTTCAATTCTTGTAAATAAGATTTAATAACCCAGCGCAGACCCAGCAATAAACTTGTTGATACGGCGCTTACGCCAACGGCTATGCCAACCCATTCGTTTGCGGTCATGAAGCATTGATTCCGTAATCAGCTTCGCTCCCTGATTTTGGATCTAACGCTTTGGCAATAGGAGCAACAATTGCACCAAGCATAGTTGCATAGGCTGGATGTATGTCAGCCACTATTGCTAAGGCTACTGTGATTCCACTAGCTGCCACAGCTCTCAAATATGACTTAATTGCTGCTTTGTGTTTTTTGGTCAGTTTCATTAATTGCCTTTCAGTAGTGGGATGTCAAACTTCTTGCCATTTTGATTTGGTTTGAAAGAAATATGGATGTGCTTATGATGCGGGTTTATGCCTCTGTATTTTTTGAATTTCCATAATGATCTAGCACTAGCAATTTTGCCAGCGTGGATCACATAATAAATACGCTTATCCTTTTTTGCTGCGAGTCGAACCTGATCTGCCAAATCGAAACTAAGCCCTTCTTGGTCAGATAGGCGAGCGTCAATGTCGATGGCACATACTTCACCCTGTTCATTCGGGTTATGCTGACTGACTCTGGCTGAATGGCGAGCATCACCAATCCATCCATCAGCTGTGCGCTTGCGATCAGGGAAGCAGTCATTTACCTGTTCCCTAAAAGTTTCAGCAGCTTTAGATAACCAAGGCTTCATTAGCCAAGAATCAATTTAGCTTCATCAGCAGTCAAACCTAGTCGATCAAGAATTGCTTGGCGCTCTGCTTCTTTTGTTTCGGCTTCGGCTTTAGCAATTGCTTGCGCTGCTTGATCTGCTTCATAAACCTTAAATTCAGCAGCGGTCATTTCCCTGTCAATAACTTCATTTGTTTCTGTATTATGTATTCTTATCATTGGTCTGCTCATATTAGTTCACTCCATACATTAAAACTGTTCCAGTTAAATTGCCAGTATTTACGGCAAATTTCATTGATGTTATTGCGCTACTTGTTACTATTGCGCCAGAATGAAATGATGCACAATTGGTAGAAGTATTATTTATAATTCTGTTACTAGCCGTAAAATTTTTGCAAGTAGCAGTTGTGTTTGCATAATTAGTTATGTGTAAAAATGTAGCATTTTCGGTGTTTGAACCTAACCAATCAACGGTTCCTGCGGGAAAAATTACATCAGAAGTGCGACCTGACAAAGCATTTGTTGTATTAGTACGAGTCATTGTAATATAATTACAATTTCCTGCTCCATTTGGTTCGATGCTGGCAAATGAAGGGTTTACTGAAAGTGACCAATTAAAGCAAACAAACATTAAATCTTTGTATGTTTGATTTATAGAAGAAATTGTTGTAGATGCACCTGATAATGTAGTAGTAGATAATAAAGTCATTCCGCCCGCAGCAGCAGGTGTAGCCCATGCAGGAACGCCACCGCTAACAGTTAAAACTTGACCAGTAGTTCCTATTCCTAATCTAGTGTTTGTATTTGCTGTGGATGATCGATACTCAACATCGCCAAGTGTTGTTGATGGGTTTAATGCTTTGATGCGATCATCTACTGCTTGACCAAAAATGTCAAAATCGGCAGGTAAATCTTTTACAAGATCGGTATTCGTAGGCATAGCAAACGAATAATTCGTGGTTGGATTGGCCATTGTTCTCCTATACTCAGGCTACGATTGTAGCGTATTCCCAGGTCAATGTTGGGCTTAAAGTGTTCCATGCCTCGGTTACTGGCACGGTATTCCATCTCATTGCCACTTGGCTATAAGCGGTTGGAGATAGATTTAAAGTAATATAAAGTTGATTAAAACTAACTGACCAAGACCAGCCCTCTACATAACCCTCAAACTCACCGCTTGAAATTTGATCTGGCAAGTTAACTAAGTGAACTGGCATTCCCATAAAGACACCAAGCAAGGCATCACGGTCTGCATCATCAATTTCGGAATTTGTCAATGGGAAGGTTATGGTATCGAACGCTGGTTGAGGATAGGCCCGTTGGACAATATAACGATCGGCCACGGCTTGAGCATCCACGGCTGAATGAATTACTGAGTTGATGGTTTCGGCCTTATATCCATAAGTTGCAATTGAAGTTGGCTCGGTAGCAGTTTTCTGAGAATTAAAGTTATTGCCGTAGTTTATGTAAATATCATTGCGAATATCGCCAGCCCGAGTTGTAGTCTTTAAACCTCGACCAATTGCATGACCAGCGTCTAATTGAATGTAACCATTAGTCAAAAGATAATTTTGGCGGTGATCTGCATCAGCATAAAAGATTCGCCCTTGGTTATCTTCACCAATTACGCCAAACGCTGAATTGGCAATTAAGGCTGCTATGTTGTAAATAGTATCTGGATTTGATCCACGGTTCTCCATTGTGTAAAGTCCTGGAGTATCGATCTCACCTAGTCCAGCATTACCAGCATTTGCCCAAGTTGTAGTTGGATCATAACCAGCCCATGTTTCACCCGCTGGCACTTCATTCCAAGCGTCTAATAATAATTCATCTAATAAATCTAAAATTTGATTGCCATCTTCATCTTGAGATAAAACACCATCAGTTATTGTTTTTTGTAATTTAGCCAATGCTCCTACTGCAATTATTGTGTAACGAATTTCTTTTGCAGCAGCTCCCGCATTAGCAACTTCAACAGTCAAATCTGTTATATTGCCGCCAAACAAACTTACATAAGTGTTAGTTGAATTTTTAACTTGCAATGCAATGCCGTCGTTAATGGCAAAATTATAAGTTTGATTGTTAACTGCTATAATGCTAATCTGCATGTAAGAGGCAACTGGCTGTGAGTAAATATCTTTACGTCCAGCATTATGACTAAGGTTTGCTAAAGTGACGTTTGTGTAGTTAACTCCATTGACTGTTAATTTCCAACTGGGTGTAAACTCACTCATAACCCGCCAGCACGTCCATAAACAGTTGTTCCTCTAGCTGCTGATTGAGTTGAAGCATCTGTTATAACCCTGTTTAATCCTTCAGGATCTACGACTGCTCCAGAGATGTAATAATTGTTAGTAATGCCGCTCAAAGGATTGAAATTTCTTGCAGCTTCCTGTGAAGCTAATGTTTCAGCTTGACGTTCTAATACTTTAAATTCTCTGGTCAATGTATCAAATTGTCTTTGAGCTGCTGCCTTACCAATGCCGCCAGTTGCAACTTGGAAAGTCAATTCACTAAATTGATCTTGAATACCAGTTAAACGATCCGCCAAATTTTTTAAGCTAGTTGCACCAGCTGGAGTTGTAATAATGCCACCACCGCCGCTACCAGTTGCGCCGCCGCCAAATCCACCACCTGCAAATCCTCCACCACCACCGCCGCCACCGCCACCGCCAGTTGGTAAACCAAATTGAGGATTACCTGTGCCATAAGTAAATGTTGAACCACCTGCACCAGTTTCATCGGCTCCAGTCGCAAATTGACTTAAGCCGTAAGTTGCAGCCACAGCTGTTAATGCTAAAGCAGCGGCACCGACTGAAGTTCCTCCAGTTGCAAATGCAGTTGCCACAGCTGCGCCAGCAGCGGCAGTTCTTAAAGTTTTCATGGCTGCTACTAATGTTCCAATAGCAGTAACAAATGCAACAATTTTATTGGCAACAAATACTGTGGCAATTACTCCACCCAATACCATTAATTCGTCTTTGATGCTTATAACAAATTTAATTGTGGATCTTAATTGCTCTCCAAACTGATAAGCCCCTTGAGTTGCCTCTGTGACTCCAGCCTCAACGCTATTTTGACCAACCAAGCCTGCGACAAAAGATTGCAATGCTGGAACCAATGTCGTCAAGATAAATCTAGCCAAACGATCTACAACTGGGAGCAATGCAGCTCCAATTGATTCTTTAGCTTCATCTACTGCAATTTGTATTCTTGCAAATTGCTTTTCTGTTGTTTGCGCTTCGTTTTCTGCAAAATTGCCAAATGTTGAAGTAAGTGTTTTGTAGATTAAATCCATGTCTTTAGATTTAATTATGTTTTGATCTAATCCAAGACCTAACCTACCTAATGAAGTAGTGTTGCCGTCGTAAGCTTTACCTAAAGCATCTGAAACAGTTGTTAATGGTTTTCCAGTTGCCGCACTAATATCTAATGCAAGATTTAAAAGATCTTGAGCTTTTTTGACATCATTTGTCGAGCGAACTAAACGCGCCAAACTTGGACGAAGTTCATCATCCGTCACACCGATAGCAATTGAGGTTTTGTCAATATATGCGCCGACTGCTGCAACTTGATCCGCTGTTGCTTTAGTTGAAGCTCTTATTGTTTCTTCAAGTTTTCTTTGTGCTGCTTCATCGGCAGCTGCATTCTTAACAGCTTGGATTGCAAATGCAGTAGCAGCAGCTCCAGCAGCGGCAAATGCCAATGCTGCTTTCTTGCCAAAATCTGCTAATTTATCGCCAAATGTTTCAGTTTGTTTTTGGCTTTTATTCATGCCGTCAACAAATTGCTTTGTTTCGGCTAGGATCTCAAGCTTTAACGTTCTCCAGTCTTGAGCCATTATTTGCCCCAAATCTTAACAACGTCATTCATTTCTTTTGTAAATCTTTCAGTTAATTCAGGCTGAACTTGGCGAAGGGTCGGATAGATAAACCAACCTCTTGAACCCCTGCCGTATCTGCCAGACCAAGTAGGGAATTGTTTAAATCTAATTGATCCAAATTCAAGACCTCGCCAGAGCTTTTGAGTTGTTGCTCCACCACTAAAACGCTGACCTGAAAAGCCGTAAGATAAACGACCAGTCTTTGATGACTTTGAAACGCTTGCACCATCGACAACTCTTTTAACGGCTTTGTTAGATTTTTCTCTTTGATAGCCTGCTTTAGTAATTTCGTTTTTCGCATATACAGCCAAATCATAAGCAACAACTTTAGCTTTTGAAACGGCTTCGTCACCCATAAGTGAAAAGGCTTTTGCAAGTTGGCGCAGCTCTTTTTGATTGTATGCGCTGACCTGCTCATTACTGGTCATTCCTTTTCTCCAATATCTCTAAAGCTGTTGCAATATCATCTGCATCTATCCATTCGCTCATTGGGATTTGTGTTGCCATCGCCAATTGAACTAATAAACGATTTAGACTTCCTGCGGGGTGGCTTTTGGGGCAACATCACCGACAATGACATCGGTTACTGTTTCGCACCATGCTTCGTAAGGTTTAACTGGCTTACCAGCTGCCTCACGTTTATGTGCGTGATATGCCAAAAACATTAAATCAGAAATGCCCATTTTTTCTTGAGCTTGGCTGATTGTATGCCCTGACATCTTTTCCCATTTAGCCCACTCAGGGGGTTGAGCTGTATAAGTTGCCTGATCCCCTGAGTTATATTCAATTGTAATTGCTAATTTCATTGTTTGCTCCCGTTGTTAGATATTAACTAAATGATTCCGCTGGCACTCCAATAACTTGGAATGTCAATGAAACTGTTTGTGCATCTGGTGCAGTTCCACCAGCTGAAGGCCATGAAGGTAAAACTTGGAATGTAAACACCGCGCCTGAAGCTGCTGTGAATACTGTGTTAATTCCTGTGTTTGGTGCTGATTCTGATACGCCCCATAGAATCTCGCATAGAGATCCTGCTGCGCCCCAGTCAGCTAGCATTTCAACCGCTAGGGTGAAATTGTTGTCAATAACTTTATAGGATTTTCCGTCTAAAGTTTCGTAGGTCTGGCGATTCATTTCACCAGTTAGTGTTGCGCTTGTTGCCTGTGCGTCGAAAGTGTTACCACCGATGGTGAAGGTAACATCCCGACCAGTTATTACTGTGGTAGCCATTTCGCTCCTCTAGGTTGTTTGTGTGTAATAGGTTGACACGTTAATGTCAGCGACTAACAATGTTGATGCGCCAACTTGTTGAACTGTTGGTCTTTCAACAGATCCGACAATGTATCCATTAGGGATAACTGCCAGAATGCTCATTATTAATTGTTCGATATTATCAAGCGATGCAGGATTGCTATTAAAAGCAACTACTGCTGAAACTGTTAAGTTTACGCGACAACGAACAGATGATTTTCCAATTGTTTCAATTAAAAGATAAGGTGAATCTGGAACGCAAACAACAGCTGGTGGGATTACCGATTCGGGAACGTATGCGTAAACATTTCCTGCAACTCCAGCTAATGCTGTTGCAAGCGGTTGCCTAACTGCTGAAAGAATTGTTGATGCTGGCATTATTGAGCCATTGTTTCGGTGTCAATGTATTGACCCAACAACCCTACACATTTATTAAATAATGATCTTCCCATGCGAAACGGAGTTGCAGTAAAATCTATTCCTTCGATTTGTCCTCCACCTGCAAGTCTTGATTGGAAGACTTCAAGCGCGACTGTGTAGATAGCTGATTGAACAGCTGCGTTTCCCACATAAGTCGATCCACCGCTGAGGGAAGCAACTCCCGATGGGATGACATTTGCTTCAAGTATGTCAGCATTTGTGATCGATGCCGAGAAGGTAGTAGATGAGAGATTATCGGCCAAAACTGTTCGTGTTCCGTTGTAGGGGCTGAGGCAGCCTGTGATGACGACTGATTGTCCTTCGGTAAATTCATGAGCTCCTACTGTCGTAAATGTTGCAACATTATCATTGAGAACTGTCTTTTGTATAAAACTTTTATAAGTTACTAGCATTGGAAGAACGACGGCCTCTGTCGTATCCAGTATTTGATCTAAATATGCGTCATTATAGAGAGATGAAGATACCCCGAGCACACCACGAAACTGTGTGGCAGTTACTATTGTAGGCACGAAATATCTCCATCTCTTACTCCCTTAATAGATGCCTGAGATCGGGAGCAACCCCAGGCACTCAGTTAAATTAAGCTACTGATAGTCCGCGGAATGCTGTTGGGTAGCGATTAACTACTGCAACATATCCGTATAGACCGATCTCGATACGTCCGTTAGCAACAATGTTTGCACGAAGTTCAATTCGTGGAGACTCATGGAATCTCATAGCTGCTGATGGATATACAAGGCCATATTTGACATTTGAATTGTCGCCTGTGTAGTTAGGATCTACAATTAAATCAAGTCCAGCAATTGTTCCTGCTGTGCTGCCTTGGGTCACTAGACCGCCAGCATTTTGTGGAGCTGCTGCTGCGAACAATGGACGTTGTGATCCATCAACTGCGCCTAGAAGTCCAGCGAAATCAATACCATCCTCGCCACCTGATGGAGCAACCATCAAGCGATTTGGTGTAAAGCGCATCACATTGTATGAATCTGCAATACCTTTTGCAATTGCTTTGTAAATTGTTGAATCAGAAGTTGATCCGCAAGCATTTACAGCAATTTTTGCTGCATAAGCATCTGTCTTTTGTGCATAAGATGCTGCTAATTCACGAACTAATAAATCAGCAAATGATCCGCCAGAAATTTCAGATCTGTCGAATAACTCAACGTTGACCACGTTAGCGCCAGCAAACTTGACCACGTCATTTTCTTGATAGGTGACAGTTGTGTCAGTTGATGAGAATTCTACGCCTTCAGCAGTTTGTGCAACTGTTGCTTGTGTTCCCAATACAGGTGTAAAAATTTTCATTCCTGTTGCTGGTAGTGGAGCGCGTTCAATTGAGTCAATAAATGGACGTGATGCATCAATAATTCCAATTGCATCGCGTAGGTAGTTAGGTGGAACAGATCCGGTGTTCTCAGATACTGTTGCAATTTGTAATGCTGCGATTAAATCGCGAGCATCTGTATCGCCATTAAGAGCACGAACTTGTGCTGATAGATATTGTCCTGCTGTAACATTTGTATCAACGCGTGGCTTGGTGTATGCCATGTAGTTGGCTGTTACAACTGGAGCCTGTGTCGCTTCTACCGCTTCGGTTGCGATAGGAGCCTCAGAAGTAATTTCTGACACTATGTTCTCCTTTGTTGTGGTTTCCTCAGCGGTTGCTTCGGAATTCTGTGGTTGCTCGCTTGCAGCTATTTCTGAAACGCGAGCTGAATCAATGGCGGGCTCAGTAACTAATGACACCTCTTGGAGATTAGATGATTTAATCATTAAAACACCTTCCTCATTTTTCCATTCGTTAATTTTAACTCCAACACTAAAGCCATCACGAATGCCAAAAATTGCTTCCTCAATTGCGTCATCTGCTGCAAATGTTTTTGCCAATTTAAATGAAGCTGTTATGCCATTTTCATCATTTGTTATCTCTGTGAGCTTGCCTAGCGGCTTAGTTCTGTCATGCTCAAGCAAAAGCTTGACAGGCTTAGAAAAATCAATGCTGTCTTTTTCAAATATGGTTGCGCCCGCGCTAGTTAATCCACGCTCATTCCATGTAACAATGCGACCAGTTAATGTTCGCTTTTCTGAATCGGCGGCTGTTACTACAATTGGGAAATTAATCTTCATCTGATTAAATCCTCCTCTTCCTGTATTTGTTCGACACTCATTGCGCCGATGCGATTAAGTATTTCGTAAACTTGCGCACGTTCTAATGCTGAACCACGCAAAAAGTCATCAATGTCAAAACGTGTTTCAATTCCGTTGGGGCAAAAATCGGCGGCGGATAAACGTTGTTCAATGGCTGTCAAGATTGGTCTTAATGAAAAATCAATTAACGCTTTTCTTTCAGCCGTCATGTTGGAATACGTCATGCTAGTGGTTTCAGCACTAACAAAACTGGCAGGAATGCCTGAAGCTCTGCAAATTTCCAGAGCGAGATATTGACGCGCTTCATTGAGTTGTAATTTAGCAGGATCAAAACCTAAAGCTTCTAAAGTCACGTCTGCATTTAAAAATGCAGTCGAACGTGTATTTCTAGCAGTCTTCCAGCTTTCTAATAATTTAGAAATTCTTTCAGGTGCTAAATTTGTGCCATTAGATTTTAAAACCATTTGTGGCATAGGCTCTTTTGCATACATTTCAGCAGCAGCTTCCAATGCGGCGGCTGCTTTTATTGTGCGACCAGCTCGATTTAGTATTCCTTCATCCAAACCATTGAATACAATTAAACTTCCCAAACCAAACGGCGGCACGCGCTTTCCATCGACTGTGTAGTAATCGATTTCGGTTGAGTTTGCATTTAAACTTGCAAAAACTCTATTTGGCGCAATTCTAGTCCATGCTCTAATTCTTGATGCGTCTGTCGCGGCATAGGCGTCCATCACCATTCCAAAAGCTTGCCCATATAGCAATAAATCTTCCGCGATCCAAGCATAAATGGCTGATCCTGCAACTCTAGGATCTGGCTGCATTATTACGCGATTAGGTCTTACATGTTCATTTGTAAAATGATTATATTGCTCTAATGGTAATGAACCAATTGTAGAACAAATTATATTTCTGGCGCGAGCTGCTGAAGGGATCGCCATATATTGTTCACGCGTTGCAGTTGTTGTTCCAAATAAAATGCCGCCAACTAATTGTTGCGCATTGTATGGAGCCAATGAAGCTTGAACATCTACCTGTTCAACTGTTTGATTGTTGCGACCTAATAAAGTGTCAAATAATCCCATTAACACATAATATACCATAAAGTCAATGTATTACGCTATTTGAATATCGATTTCCGTTTCAGGTTGAGTTGCAAAATATGAAACTAAGCTGCTGGCCACAGCTGCACAAACTGCGACCCTGCTAGCCCTCCTACCAATGATCCACGCGCCATCCCCATAGCGCAATTTAGCAGCGGAAAGAGTTTGTTGGGTCAGTTCGTCTTGACCACCATGTTTTAATCGATGGGAATTAATTGCGCCCAACCATCGGTCACATGATTCAGAATAAATCGCTCCATCCATGTTTGTTGTCTGAAATCCGGCATGAGCTAACCGACTTGCGACGGCCTGTGCAGTTCGTGCTGAATAAGCGATAGTCTGAACATTATATTTGCGCGCATAAGGTGCAACGTCATTCGCTATTGCTAAATCATTTAATGAAAAGTCATTTGACCATGTATGTAATAACGTTAGATAAAATGTTTCATTGCCTAATCTCTGTCCAGCTACGAGAGCTGCAAATTTTCGATCAGGGCTCAAATCTAAGCCAAGCCAAATTGGTTTTTCTAAATCTAGCGGAATTGGATCGATCTTACAATTTGCCCATTGTTGCGCATCAATAGCTGCTGAAATTGTGTCAACCCATTGGGCTAAAACTTCCGTTCTTACAATGTCAACAGGATCATTTATAACTGCTCGGATATTGTCAGGATGGATTGTTACACCTAGCGATGGATTGGCTTGAGCAAATGCTGGCCAGTTAATCTCGCCAGACGGAAGTGTTATTGGCGCATCTGATTCGGCACTCCACTCAAACCAACCTATCGGGTCATCGGAACCTGCGATAGCTGCGAGCGCACGTTCCCTCAATTTGTTCAGGATGATCGAATGTTGATCACCAGCTGAACTGTAAATCCAAACCTGTGGGTTTTTTGCAGCCATCATTGAATAACGCATTGATGACCAAGCGTCTTCGTCTTTGTATTCTCTTAATTCGTCCAAATGTATCGATTCGGGTTTGCTCAACCCTCTTGCGGCATTGTTTGCAGCTTTGACAACAAATCTTCGGTTACCTTTAAGTTCTATTTCTTCCGCGCCATGTTGCCATCGGATTTTCTTAACTTCTTTTGCCAAACTGTCATTGTTTTCAATGTGCGTGACTATTTGCCTAAATGTTTCAAGTGAGGTTGTTAATCTGTGAGCTGAAGCTAATTGCAAACCCTCGCCCCACACATACATTCCAGTCAAGATTCGCAGCATCATAATTGTGCTCTTACCTTGCTGGCGGCTGCAAATCAAACCCGCCTCTGAAGTGTGCCATCTGCCATCGGGTTTAACTTTGTGGCCATGTATGCAGACAAACTTTTGCCATTCCATAAGCTCAAGCCCTATCTGACTAGCAAACTCGATCATTTCATTACCTTTTGACGGCAAATCATTGAGTTTTGAGTGAATACGTGGAGTTTGCACACCTCCTAATTCTGATTCGCTCTTAACTAAAGCGATCCTGCCTGATTTATCCAAGATCAAAACAATTCAGTCTGATCGTAGCTGATCGAGGTGTTTTGGCGGTTAAAAAGAACATGGGGGGTCGGTGCCCCCTCTCCTTCTCATCCT